AATCCTCTATTTAGAGGCGCTGGGTATGCTCATGGAGAATGGAGCAATCGAGTAGCGCGAGCCGGTTTAATAAATCATCCTTTACGATGGGTTGATATCAAAGAAGCCCGAGATAAGATCATTCAAATTGGCGACACTGAGGGAGGTAGATGGGGAACAGACGTGTCTGATCAATTACGTAGAAATAAACAAGTTCTAAAAGAACTTCAACGTCATGAATATACTTATCATGATTTGGTGTTAGAATAACATGACCGATGAATATAACGATAACATTATTGAAGTTGAACTCGGTAGTTCTGGTTTAGTTGCCTGGATTGATGAAATTGACCGAGATTTATTAATCAATAATTGGAGTGCTAAATCTGCTGGTTCTCCTGACTTTCCTCATTATTATGCCTATAGATCTTGGCAAGTAGGTAATACACGCGGAGACTACTATTTACATAATGAAGTATGGGAAAAAATGAGCGGGCACCCCGTTCCAAAAGGATTTTTAGTTGATCATATCAACGGAGATAAATTAGATAACCGCCGAGAAAATTTACGCTTAGCTACAAAAGCAGATAACGAAGCTAATAAAAGAAAACGTAGAACTCAAGGAGGTTCTGGTTCTCCTACTTCTAGATATAAAGGAGTCACTAGAATAAAAGACGGCCGCAAAAAACGCTGGCGTGCAACCATTACATACCAAAAAAAACAAATTAAATTAGGAACATATTATACTGAACGTGAGGCGGCAGAAGCTTATAATGAAGCCGCTAAAGAATACTATAAAGAATTTGCTCTTCTTAATACATTTGAAGACGAAGAATAATATATATGTATAATTTTAAACAACCTGTTCCTTGGGATGCTATTTGCACAAAATGTATTCTTCCTTTTTATCTAATATCAATTGAATATAACGCAATAAAATCAAAGTGTGAAAAATGTTGTAATACAAAACTTAATACAATACCTCTTGGAGAATTTGATTATGATGAATCTAAAGCCGCTACCGTCGTGCTCTAAACCTGAACTTCAACTGGTTATCTGGCCTGATGAATCATTGAAGTATCCGGTAGATCCTTTTCCCGAAACCAACATATCGGCTCCTGTTGTTAGAGAAACTGCTGGAGCAATGATTAGAGCCATGTACAAGCATTACGGAGTTGGTCTAGCTGCTCAGCAGGTAGGAATTCCTTTTAGGATCTTTGTAATGGATTCTAATTGGCATCTAAATGGAAAAAGAAAGCCTAGAATTTTCTTAAATCCTCAAGTAACTGAAATTGGAGATGGAGCACAAATGCTAGCTCCACCCGGAGAAGGGTGTTTATCCTTTCCATATAACTTCAAAAGTCAAATCCAAAGAATAGATAAATTAGAATTAGAATGGATAGATCTTAAAGGAAAAGTACATCATGAGTGGTTTGAAGGTCATGAAGCCATAATAATTCAACATGAAATAGACCATTTAAATGGATATTGTTTTTATGATCATCTATCTAAGTTAAGACAAGACATAGCATTTCGTAAAGCTAAAAAGATTAGACGGCAATACAAAAAAGGATACAAACGAGCTATCAACGCTCTTAAACACGCGCATAAAACAAAAGCATATAATTTAAAACGAGCGCAAGCATTCGAGCAGGGGCTACGAGCACCAATAAACAATGAGGTAGAAAATGAAAATAATGGTAACTAGACGCTGGATTTATTACAAAAATAAACCAGTAGAAACATATTCATCTTCTATGATCCGCGTTCTCAGAGAAATGGGGCATAAAGTAGTTGATCTACCAAAAAATCCTTATTGCGAATATAATGATATAGATCTATTAATAGATATAGATTGTGGTAGAGATGAAAATGGTAAACTAGTATGGCAAGGAGAACTAGGAAAAATTCCTATTCCTAGCGCTGTAATGTTCATAGATTCTCATGGTTACCCAGATATCCATAGGCGTATGGCAAAAAACTACGATCATATATTTTTTGCCGTTTGGGATAAACGAGATTTATTTACAGACCATACTAGCGCGCATTGGTGTCCAAATTTCACAGATGATAAATGGTTTGATGCAACAAAATATACGCCAGTAGTACCTATATATGATTTTGGCTTCTTTGGATCTAAAGGAGGTTTATCAAGAGCCGAACCTATGATTAAAATAGCATCTAAAATGGGTTATACCGCTACTGCACGACAAATTGCTATTGGAAGTAAACATAGATGGCCTGCTACCGCAGAAGCTATGAATGAATGTGAACATCTATTCAATCACGGACAAAAACATGACGGTCCTAATTTACGAGTAATGGAATCTATGTTAATGCATCGCCCATTAATTACTGACTCTGACCCTAGAAGTGGCATGGATAAATTGTTTGAAGCCTATACTCACTATATACCTTATGAGGCATACAGCTATAGAGGATTAGAAGAAGCAATGAAATGGGTATTTGATCATCCCGACGAAGCGGCAAATATAGCGGATAATGCATATAGATTAGTTAAAGAAAAACATCTAGTTAAAAATAGACTTGAACAAATTTTAGAAGTAGTAAATAAATAGGGAGATTTAAAATGTTAGAAATAGAATTTAGACAAAACAAGAATGGATTACATATAGGAGTTAGAGTTAATTATAAAGAAGAACCTTTTTGGTTCACATTAAATGAAGAAACAAACGCAAGCAAATGGCTTAAATTAATTTATTATCGTCTCTGGGAAGAGTTAGAACGTCATGTAGAAAATGATCGCGCAACAATGTATAACTTAGGATGGGAAGACGCTAAAAAGAAAAGAAAAAAGAAAGTAAATTTCAACGTTTGTTTTAATTCTAAAGAGGATCTAGCATGGGAGGATTAATGCCTAGCATAATGGTACTAGTTAAAAATGAAGAATACTGGCTACCGTATGTTCTTAAACAATGTGAAGGAGTTTTTGATTCCTATGTCATATATGATATAGGATCTACAGATAATACTCGCAACATCATAGATTGGTTCGTAGAAAGAAACAAAAACCAATCAGATATAGTTGTACGAAAATTCCCGCATCTAGAACCCGAAGTACAAGGCACATTTAGGAATAGCATGATTCCAGAAGGCAGACGAGATATCTATATGATTCTAGATGGAGATGAATTATATACCCCTAAAGATCTTGCCGTTATACCAAGAGCAGCATCTGAATTATGGATTGCTCATAACGCAGATTCTAGATTTAAATTTGGAGTGTTTAAACGAGTAGAAGTAAATGAGACTTTAACTAAACAATACGACAAACATAGAAGCCATCATAGGCTATATACAAGAGATGCTTACTGGAAAGGAACCCATCCTGGAGAAGAATCTGGATATAAACAAAATGAACAATCAGAAAAATGGTTTGAAATCACCTGCTGGCATATGCATAACGCTATTCGTTCACCAAAAGAAGACGAAGCCACAAAACGAATTATAAGAAAATCTAAAGCTTCCTATCATCCTGGAAAATTAATTGAATTAAACTTATTAAAAGAGCTACCTGTTCTACGAAACCGAATTGAAAATTTTACCGTCTCTCCGGCTCTAGAATCGCTCTGGAAACGTATTTAAACTCCAATAGCACTGTGAGCCACTGTTACCACAACATCAGCATCTCCAAGACCATCTATTTTTAAGCCTTTATCAGCAATCCATATTACGTTATATGGAACAGAATCTTGAGCTGGAACAGTTATATTTAATATGTTTTCATTGTTTTTATTTTTAAAGACACATTCAACAGCAGTAATAGTAGCATTTGAAATAAGAATATGATTAACTCTTATAGAATCTAAGGAAATTATTCTATTTTCATCTAATGTAACTCTGGTAAGATTAGAAACAATCATAATTTCTAAATCTCACCAACAGAAAAATTCACTTTAATGGCACTATTAGTACCAAAAACTTCAAGAGATTCGTTTTTATATCCTATAAGTTCAGGATATATAATACTTTCATAACCATTACTACCGTAAGCTCCTAAAAGTACATTAAAAAGTATCTTATTACCCGATCTAATTTTAAAGTAAGCGTTAGCTAAAGCCCCATTTTGAGGCTGAAACCAAAGCAAAACAGGCGTTTTATCTTCACTTGGAATAAAGATTGTTATCCACTCATTACCAACTATATCCACAGAACCAGACAAGATAGGGGTAACCTGTTGAGCCTCTAATTTACGGCTAACCCCTCCCATTATACTATCTCCTAATCAAACCTCAGTACAAATATATTTTCTTAATTCTTTTAAAACCCTTATTTTATCTTTAACTTTAAAAAATACAGGACTATCATTATCTATAAGTTCTAAAGAACCTTCTAAAACTTCAATAATTTGATATATTTTTGCACAATCAATATCACGATATTCTTCATAAGGATCATAAGCATTTACATCAAAACTACAAATTAACAATATAATTAATGTAATAAATAATCTATTGATATTATTCTAATACAACTTTTAATCCTTTTGCTTTACCAAGTTGTCTCCTAATAAATTCGGCTCTTAATTCTGCTAAGCGCTCTCTTTGATACTTGTATTTTTCAGCATTTGCAGCCCTACTAGAATTAATCCGAATAGCTAATTCCTTTTCACTTACACCCCCCCAAATAGGCAAACTACCAATACTACTATACATACGTCGAGCCCATTCCATAAACTCCGTATCCGCCATCTGCGTATCACCGTATTGATAAATGTAAGTCTTCTTAATCTCCCCAAGAACTGCTCTAGCTACATCAGCTCTTCCATTATTAATTGCATCTCTAAATTCTTTTACCGATGATTTTCTTAATTCACTAAATTGATTGTTTCTTAAAGTTTGATTATATTCTGCTTGTAGGGGATCAGCCCTCCAAGATTTATTTAACCCGAAAAAGCTATTAGCTAAGAAATCTAAAGTTGCATCATTGTATTGATCAGTACGCGGATCAGGACTAATCCCAAGATCACGCATTAATCTATTTACATTCACAGCATATCCAGCCCCTGTTCCTAATAAACCAGAAACAGCAGCAGAAACAGCAGCCTTACCAGCCGTAGCACCAAGTCCCATTCGTGCTCCTAAAAAGGTCAACCCACCTAAAGCAAGACCGCCAAAAGTAGCTGTAATAGCCTTAGGTAAAGTAGATTGTCCTCCATTATTCGCAAAAATCTCAGCCATTTCAATAGGATTTCCTTGTGGACCCTGAAGTGACATACCATATTTTTGCATTACTGGCGGTGAGAGATGGCCTAAAAGACCTAATGCCATTTGACTTGCATAATCAATTCCGCTCTTTGCTTCAATCTCACTTCCAAAAGAACCTCTTCCAGCATATAGTTCTAGTAGAGGCGTGAATACCGCAAACGGCTCAACAGGAGAAAGATCTTTTGCGGTCATTGCAACTTCCCTACCAGGAGTAGGAATTCCACCTAATGCAGAAGGAAGAACTTTTTCCCATTGAGAAGGATGAATACTTGTCGGAGCTAATGACGAATAAGGAAGAAAATCCAAAGACCAAGCTCTATTGAACGCTTTTAATTCTTCTTTACCGAATATAGCTCCAAAAGCCGCTCCACCAACTCCCCCAGCTACGGCTCCTACAACAGCTCCAGGAGCGCCACCAACAGCCGCTCCAACTAAACCACCAACGCCAGCGCCTCCAACGGCCCCTAACGTCTCTGGAGCTTCATTCCCATCCAACATAACAGTCTGATATCGAGCAGCCCAAGGCGGCGCATTCTCAATTGCATCAGCATAATCTTTGAATTGAGGCCCCATCCCTAAACCACTAACCATACTTTGTGCAATTTGTGGGGCTTGTAACCAAGCCATCATTTGTACAGGACGATCCATCATATTATTTTTCATAATACGAGTAGCTTCAGCAGGAAAAGTAATCCAAGGAAGAACTACTTTTCTAGCTTTTTGAGGAATCTGACCTACAGTACGATATTGTGGTAATCGTCTACCAATCTCACGAATTATTGCATCTCGTCCCCAACCTTTTCTAGCTAAATGTGAAGCATACATCATCTTAGGAATCATATCTTCACCAAGATACATAGAAGATGCTGTTTGTAGAGTTTGTTTAATACCAGGAACATCACCAAAACCAGCAATAGATCTAGCTGCGGTTTCTAAAACTTTATCACCCCAACCATCTGTTTCTAATTTTTCTAATTGATTAAGTAAACGATCTACGTTTTTAAAACCTTCTACAGTATCAAATGCTTGTGCTTCAACCAAATCTTTCATAACAGGATCAGCAAACATTTCAGCTAGATCAACTTTCTTACCCAGCTTATCGGTAATATATCTATCTTTTCCAAACATCTTGCCAAGGTTATCTACAGTCATTAAAGAATCAATTGTTTCATCACCTTTATTCTTTACTGTCTTGGCTAACCTATGGAATACTTTAGCAAACATTTTACCATCATTTAATGCCTGCTTTCCGAAAGGATTCATTCCAGCCATAGCAAGAAACATCATATTTCCTGTTAAATTTGACATATGAGTAGGAACATTAAGCGCAGTTCGTGTAGTCTTATGAACGGCCGTTAAAAGTTCAAAGAATTTAGCAAAAGAACCTCCAACCTGTCTTGCCGATCCTTCTCTCCCAAAAAAAGCTTTTACAACTTCTCTATCAATAACAGGCATAGCTGCATATTTAGTTACGTCTAAACCGTCTTTAGCTACTTTAGTCTTAATCATTCTTTCCATACGATCAGCTAATCCAGGAACCACGCTATCCAATTCTTCAAAACTAAGCCAATTCTGTTTAGCGTATTTTGGCATAGCTTCATAAGCTTCACGAGAAGAAATCAATTGAGCCCATTTAGGACTACCTTCTGTAGCATCAACTATAATATCTCGGAAATTTCTATGAATTTGAAATAAAACATTATCCTTGATATAACCACCTAAAGTTAATTTAGCTGGATTTGTCTCTAATTCATCTAAACTATCTAATACAGCACTTGAAGTAACAAACTTACCCCTATGCTTAGTAGTTGGACCGCCTAATGCTTTTGCTACGTCTAAACCACGACGTTCAACTAAAGCTCCGTATTGAGCCGCTTCTCCTGGAACCAAGGTCATAAATTTTCCACCTAATTCCTCGAAACCAGGCGTACCTTTTCTAAGAGCAGGAAGATGAAAACCAGAAGCTACTTTATCAGGATCAGAAAATAAAGCCGCTGTTGCGTCATCAATAAATCCGTCATCAAATTGTTCAATGAACAACTCTTCCCATTTTCCTACTAATTGTTCAGCCCATTCCGCATTTTCTTGTCCGATTTTTTTAGACAATTGAGTTACATCTCTACCAGTCCCGGCCAACCAGTATTTATAAATCGCTTGTTCACTTTCCTTACCAAGACGAGTAGGAGCATTAGCAAGAAAACGCCCAATTTGTGATTTCACAAAAAAGTCATTCATACTATCAATATTATGTTTACTTACATCTTGTAAGCGCTCGAAATATTTATTACCAAATCTACGCCACATAGCCCAAGAAGCTTTTTGTTTAATTCCTTCTAATTTACCTTCCTTAGCTAAATGACGAAGCTCAAAAAATCTATCTTGATGCCAATCGCTAATCAACATCTTATTCAATTCAGAAGGAGAAATCAGATTTTTAACTTCTTCAGGACTCTTAGCCTTTTTTAATGCGCTAGTAAGAGATTTACTAAAAAATTGCCTATCACTATTTGCAACAGGTTTCGCTAATGTTTGAACTAATTTAGCATGATCATCAAACCGATAAAACAATTTAGACCCTAATAAACCTTGTCCTGCTGCAATCGCTTCACCCTTACGCGGACTAACTAACGTAGCTAATTTAACTCCGCGCTCAGCAATCCGGGCTCCTTTTCTCCATGCTAAACCTACAGGAACTAAATAACTTGCAAGAGTAAAGGCCGTAGAGAAAGGATGCTCTGAAATTTGATTTACGAAATTATCCAAATTCCAAGTAAAAGCCTCTTCATCCCACTTAAAACCTAAAAGGCCCATTTCATCACTAAACAAAAAGTTTAAAGTACTACGAAGAGCATTTCCAGGCTTATCTGGCTGTGCTGTAGGATCAACTAAATCTTTATCTGGTTGAAGAAAAGATGCTTCCGGATCATTATCCCGAAAATCCTTACGACGTATTTCACCTAAAGTATCATGAGATTGTTCAAACTCATAATTATCATTTGGATTAAGCGTACCTAACCCTGCTGTAGATAGATAGGAAACGTCTCGTAATAATTCACGTCTACGAGATTCTACATCTCGTTGAACTAGCATACTCGCAGTAAGTTGTGTCATACGAGCTTTTTCCAAATCTTCTTTTTTAAACCCTAAAGGCCCGGGAACATAAGGCGTATTTATACTAAGAGGTTCGCCATAAACAACACGTCGAGCCTCTTCCGTTTTTTCAGGATCATAAACTCCGATACCTTGAGGCATTTATTACTCCAAAATCCAAGCTCGTTGACGTTTTTGTTCCATTTGTTGTTTTTCTTCATCAGAAGTAGTAAACCAATCCGTTAATTTTTCTCCTACAGTATTAATTGCTTTTTCAATAGGAGTAACTTGAGCTTTTCGCATAAGTGATTGTAAAGCTCTTAATTGCTTCCGTTCTCTAGAAGAAAGAGCACCGGCTTTATGTCCAACAATAATCCAATTAAGCTGTCGTAATCCTTTATTCAACTGCTCCTTAGAAAGAGTATTTATAATTTCTGGATTGGTTTCAGCTTCCTTAGCTAACTCACGAAGATCTAACGGAGTAACCGCTTGTTCAAAAGGCTCAACAGCCAACGGTCCAAGAGGTTCTTCCTCTGCTTCCGCTATTGCTCGTGTTTCTGCTTGTATTTTCGCTCGTGTAGCAGCTTCCATTGCTCCTGCTACATTTTGTAATGTAATAGGATCGTGAAATTCCGGTGAAGGACGCCCTGTAGACCAATCAAAGAAAGTTCTATACCTATCTTGTCGATAAACATCCTCTTGTTCTGGAGTCATTTCAGGATATTTTTCTTTAAGAGCACTAATAGCCGATTCAACAACAGAATCAATTACTGGAGTTAATTCAGGCTGCTGTCTTTCAAGCTCCGGTAATCTTCTCAAATAAGCCGTATCATAAGCTAATTGTGTTTGTTCCTTAGTTAAATCTGCTTTTAGTGCATCAGTAAGCGCGGGTGTCGCACCTCCACCAACCACGAAAGTTTGAATATCTACTTCTGGAATACCTTTCATTCTCATCCTATTCGCAAATCCTTCAGGATCTTGTTCAGCTTCCGCACGTAATTTAGGTAACGCCGCGGCGGCTACTTCATTAAAAGCTTGATTCTTATAAGTATCAAATACCGGATCATTTTGAATATCTGCTTCCCAATTTTGTGGGTTATTAACATTAGTCATCGGAATAGTAAATACTCTTTGCTTAGCTCGTTGAAGAATCATTTTTTCCTGAAGAGAACGATGCGTTCTTACTGCACTTGATGCTTCTAGAGATTCACGCCTAGTAAGAGGTTTATTATTCATTAACTTATTAGCGATCTTATCTCCAACAAGATCTTTAAAGGCCGGATCAGTAGACAGTAATCGAGAAGCATCATTAACATCAACCGCCAAATCAGCCTCACGTTTTTCAAAATTAAGAGCATTTGTAGAAATCTCTTGTTGTTTGATTTCTTGATTTGCTTCCCATTCCATTCTTTTATCCCATGTTGCTTGCGCTTCCATAGGATCAGCAATACCGGTAGTTGCAATATTACTTTGTTTAATAACATTATCCATTAAAGCTCTTGCATAACTATCTGCATAAGGATTGCCTTGATACTCAGACATAATAGTCATTAATTCTTGATTGACTCTAGAATTAACAGCCCAATAATCATTTTTTGCTTCTTGCCATATATTAATTCCGCGAGGAGAAGAAATAGGAACAGGCTCTCCTGATGCGGGATCTCGGATAGCAAGTTCTTCTTTCATCTCTACCGCACCAATCATACCAGGCTGCATAGCCACATTTGTTTCAGAAACCGGCCGCATTTTCTCTTGAACTGAAACCTGTTCCTTACCTGGAATTTTAGGAACAGGAGGCGGTGGAGTTTGAAGAGCCTCTTCTAACATTTGACTTTCTTCTGGATTTACAACGCGCTTAACAGGCATAACTGTTGTTTGCATGGCTTCTTTATAACTATTTAAAGCATTTTGCTGCTCAGCTAGAAGAGGATTCACTCTAGCACCCAAAACTTGTTCAAATTCTTTTTTAAAATAACGATTTCTTATATTCTCAGCCGCCATCGCTCCTTTAACTCTAGCGTTCTCCATCATCTGAGCTTGAACTGCTGGCGAAGCTGTAGCTCCATGCAAACGAGCTAAACCCTCTTCAAGAGTCATAGCCCCCTGCATCATAAACATAGTGCCAAGATCAACCGCTCGTCCGTCAGCCATTAATATAACTCCTTAATTTAAAATACAGAAGTTGCTGCCCCTGCACCACCACTTGCTACGTCTGATGCTGAACCAGTAGCATAAGAAGCAGGTATTGTAGGACTTGCGCCCATTTGAGACAAACCATAACCTAATACTTGCTGACCTATTCCCTGAATACTTTGAAAAGCACCAGACATAGCATTAGCTGAAGTTGCTATAGCCTGCATAGCTCCTTGTGATGCGTTTGCTATTCCTTGCTGTGTAGCTGATTGTGCTCCTACCGTAGCTCCTGCTAAAACAGGAGCCATTGTTGAAGCCCAATGCATTTGAAGATTGTTAAGAGCGGTAGTAAAAGCATCACGAATACCCGCGTGATTACTAACCCACGCTTGAGAAAAAGATTGGACTTGTTGACCATAACTACTTCTAAATTCCTCTAAACTCAACTTTGCTTGCCATAATTGATTAGTACGTTGACGATTAATTCCTTCTTGTACTTGCATAGCCTGAGCTACTTGAAGACCCGCTCTACGTGCCGTACCACCACGAGCTAAATTCCTAGCTACTTGTTCCATAGCTTGACGTTGAAATGTAGCATTAGACTCATAAATACCACCAACTATAGAATTATTAAGTTGATCCCAAAGAGGGCCTTCTCGATTCATTAATTGTTCTGCTTCCGCCACCATACGAGATACGGTACGAAAACCAGCACTACTTTTTACCTCTGCCGCCATTGCAGCCGGATCAAGATCAACTCCAGTGGTTTCCCATTTCTTAGCTATCGATATACGAGGCTGATTACGTAGAGCTACTTCTCTAGGGTCCACACTTCCTGTTATACTCATTCTACCAGCAGCACTTAAAGAATTTTGTTGAGAACCATAAAGACCAGAAAGTTTCGTAGGAGCTAAAATACCCAATGAAATAGGGCCAGTACGATCTCCAATACCAGGACCATACGTTCCAGGTTGACCTAAAGAAGTAAGAATATTAAGCCGTGCTTGTTCTGATTGGAGTAAATTCTTTTGAGCTATCTCCGCATCTGCGCGAGCCATCTGACTAGATCTTTGACGTTCAGCGGCTGATTCCTCGTGAATACGCTCCTGAGATTTGATTTGTTTCTTTATTACACTCTTTTGAGCGCTTGAAGACATATGAGCCGATACAATATCGCCAACCATTCCAAATAGTTCGCCAACCATACCCGCTGCTGCTGCACCGCCCATGTTAACTCCTTAAATTACATTTTCTATGTCTTATTGATCAAATACTTTATATGCAAAAGTAGTCCAAGATGTAAAACCTTCAAGCGGCTTATTATAATATTGCGTTTGCACGCCATCATATCCTTTTTCACGAGCCCAATTTTCAGCATAAGAAAAAAGAGCTTTTTCAATTTCATCAGAACTATCAGGAACCACATAAAAACCCCAGCCAACAACTAAGTTACCTGGCTTATATTCTAATAAAGAATTAGTCTCACCCCACATCAACACTCCTTTATCTGCTACAAATAAAACAATACCTTCATAAATATTATTAACATATAAATTAAAATATTCTTCAGACAAACTAAGTAAATTTGAATTGGGAACAATAATTGACCCTTGTTCAGTATTTTGTTCTAACAATTGTCCCCAAAGTTTTCTAAACAATCCAATATCACGCTCTTTAGCTTTACGAACCCTAATCTTTTTTAATTCAGACATAAATATACCTCCCCTAGTAAATAATACCGTTTATTTGTTTGATTTAGATTTTTTAATTAAACTAATCAATTCTGCCCCCCTCCACCAGCAACACCATCACCAGAAACACCAGTAACTATATATTGTCCTGGCCTAACCAAATAATATATCTTAACGCCCATTATCGAAAGATCTTTATCTTTTTCTGAATTAATCAATCGGAGTCTAACGTACTCTCCTGGAATTAAATCTTGAGTTGGTAATCTTAATAAACTTTGTCCGGCTTTAAAATCAAAAATTATATCTTGAGTATCTCTAACTGAAGCGTTTTCACTAGCTGAGTCGCTTGTATCTACCGTAACCGTCCAAGTATGAGCTAAACCATTATTTTCTTTAATTCTTAATTCAATTTCTTTAGGTACTACTCTACCTGAACAACCGGTTAAGGCTACGGCCTCTTCAGTAACGCCTAAACGCATATAAGGAAGTAAAACCTCCATTGTAATTGCACGAGATTTTCCTTGATCATCTAACCAATTAAAAGAATCTTCACTTAACATTTCATGAACCATACCACCAGAAGTAGCAGCATATAATTTAAAATTTCCGTTAGAATCTTCCACTTCCCATAAATGCTGAATATTAAATGTAGTAGGATTTGGTTCTATCTGTGAGAACCATCCTTGTCGTACTTCATCAATCATATATTGATACATATAGATATCCGAATATATTTCAGAAGAATCTTTAGTTAACCAAAGTAAAGCATTATTCTTTCTACTATGTACTGTATGTGCCTCTTCTAAATAAATTTTATTAAAAGCATCTACCCTATCTCTAATAATTTCAGAAATCTTAATTGTATCTCTAAGATCATAAAGTCTAAGACCATCTCTATCTACAACCCAACCAACTTCTCGCCCTGTTCCTACAGCACGAGGCCCTACCCCACCAAAACCCTCAATAACCTTATCAACGGTATAATCTGGATTGTCTCCGATAATTCTCCAATATGCTGTTTCAGTAGTAACCACTACCCCAAGATATGTTTTAAACAAACCAGTAACACGTTCATCAAATTCAATCGCATTATTAATAGGAAATGCTTCTGGAAGATCAAATCTACTGTAAGCTAAAATAGTTGGATTAAGAGGATCACCTGCAACAAACGCCGTTCGTTTCCAAATTAACATAATCCCGCCACTAGGAGGGCGGCTATTATCAAAAATCAAATCCCCCAATAAAGGAGGAGTATCACTTCCTAACGAAGTATCAGGAACAGTATCTGTATAAGTAGTTGTTACATTATCATTAATTGAATCAAGATATAAAAATTGGGAACCTGAAGCAACCCTTCTATAAAGATTTCGTTTTACTACAGAACCATCTTTAGAAACTGGAATATTTGTTAGATCAATTTGACCATAATCTATATCCCCTGTAGTATTATCAGCTATTACAGATTCTGGACCTGCGTTTGATTCAAATCCAGCATCATCTACAAATGTAACTTTATAACTCCATAAAGACGACTCTGCGGAAGGAAAAACTAATCCTCCGGCATCTCCGAAAGCAGGAACTACTGATCCTTGATCTAAAGAAACAAACCAATCCCAATATACTACAGGAGCATCCGTAGCATTATTCGTAATAACCTCAAAACGATAACTAGCAAGATTATCATCATCTGGAGTACCGACCGTTGTACCAAAATCACCAGAAGGATAAGTTGAAAAATCAAAAATTAAAGTATTCCAACCTTCATACAAACGCCCAATTTGAAAATCATAACGATAATAATCATTTGCTAATGATGCTCCTGATCCAATATATACAGATAAAGCTCTACCACTAGTCGCTAATTTTCTATAATGTTCACGAGGAATAAAAACTTGAACTTGGGCTCTATCTTCAATAATATTATTAATTTGAAAAGGCGTAGGAGCATTAGCATCTACACCTAATCTTTCAATATATGCAACAGTAGAAGAAGTACCTTTCGTCATTTTTACACAAGTAGAACGCCATGCTGGCTGAGTTGAATCTTCTACCGTAGCGTTACTAACAGTAAACAAAGAAGAATCATCAAAACCCTCAACAGGTGTATCTATATCAGACTCGGTAAGTCCACCATTTGTATACTTAATAACTTGACTACCAGGAGGGGTCACGCCCCATTGAGTAATTCTAGTTCCGTCATACTTTGACATTTGGCCTCGTTTACCAACATCAAAAGGATCTTGACTAGTAAAGAATAAAAACCTATCAAGCTGTCCTGAAGTACGATAAAGTTCATCAGGTTCATCAGATAATAATTCAGTCAATGTTCCATCTGAATTAATTTTCTGAATAGTTGTTCCAGCCGCAATAATTACTTGCCTATCAATAGCTCCAGAAAGATCTTGAACTTTATAATTAGAACCCCAATAAATTCCTTTTGTAACTGCATCCTCAGAATATTGACTAGAAAGCACACGAGTATTACCGCGTAACTTAGATAGAGAACCATATTCTCTAAAAAAGTCTGCGTTCTTACACTCACGAAGTTGAGTAACTTTTAATGTTTCTGGGTTCTGTTTAGTGTATAAACCCTCAAAATTGATAATATCAACAGAAGGCATTTTAGGAGTTGAAGGCATTATATTAATACTCCTGGAAATTTACCGGCGATTATTAAACGGTCTTTTTTAAATGAATTACAAGAAACACACAAAGAAACTGCATATTTATTATTTCGTCGCCTATTATTACATTTTTTACATAAAATTTCATTATTAGAATTTTTTCTCTTTCGTATAATTTGCTCTCCACATAAACAAATCATTATTCTAGCTATCTATATAATGCGGAATGAAGGGTTGAATTTTATTTGTACTAATAACTCTATTATCAATATATCTTTCCCAATCAAGTTCCCATTCTGCTCGTTGACGAAGAGCCGTCCGTGTTCCTGCTAATTCTAATAAATTCTCTGAATCCATACAAGCAACAACAGTATCCAATACAATTAATTCATCAAAACTACGAGGAAAATCAGGATGCATAGAATCCCCACTATTTTGCATTAACGTAGGTAATCCATAATATTCAAGTCTAAGACCATTAGTTACTGCTTCTTGTGGGGCCGGCTCTAGAACAAAACCACCACTAATGGGACGCCAATTAGGCATATAAATATCTTGACCGCCACCCGCTTCAGTTAACTTAGCCGCATAATGACGTTCTTCACGTTCTATAGGTATTGTAGTACCATCTGTTCTCACTAACTCCATTTTTAAAACACGTTCTAATCCTGGAGGCCACGCATACCTTTCTTGATCAGCCACAAGATCTCTAGTCGCAACATTTGTAAAATATCCTTCATAAGCCATAACAAGATTTGCACAACGCCGACGATAAGAAACATTGATTTGTTGATCAATAAACGTATTACTCCAAAAAGAATTACCGGGAGCTAATTCATGCAACCAACGTCTTACCCTATTTCTAAGACCTGATAGATTATCATCTATTGTCGCCATTTATTTTTCCTTACTTCCATGCTTTTACAATTAATTCCCATTTTGCAGTAGTCGCATTAGTCCAAACAATTGGTGCGGTAGAAAGCATTCTAATTCCATTTTGAGCTATACGAATAATAATACTAGTAGTACCACGAATAAAACATTCTACTCCTTTTCCACCTCCAACTGTTCCTTCACTTCCCCAACCAATTAAAAGCTTATCTCCAACACTATGACCTAATTCTGCTGAAATACAAACGGCATAAACTTGAACCAATCGAGGCTCACTACCTAAACCATGATTAAATGTAATATCAGAATTATCCGCCATAGCTGTTGAGGCGCTTTCATAATAAAGAGGAACAACCTCATCAAATACAAGTAGATCTTCTGCGTGGTAACCATCCACCGTCATAAGTTCATCACTATCAATACCGTCTACAAGATCAGCATCAAGACCACTTCCAGCACCGTCATTTTCAGAAGTCCAAACAGTACTATCAGGATCTTCAGTTGAAACTTTTTCAACAGTTACCGATTCATCAGCAATATCATCAGTTTGAGCTTGGCCTGTTAAAGCATTTAATATAGCAGAAAATACACCAACATTTCCTGATTTAGTTCTAGCTCTAACTTTAGCATAAACTGAAGTATTACCACCACCTCCTGTTGAAGAAACCGTACTATATGTATAATCAGTTCCTGCAACATTAAATGTTTGAAGATTTGTACTAAAAGCTAAATCTTCAGCAATCCACAATTCATATCTTCTTAAATCAGAAATCCTAACCTGATTCCAAGCCATGCTTATTGCGCCCGCCGTTCGTCCTGTAACTCTAAGTCCGGTAACTTGAGGTACAGTAGAAACCCGTTGCGTTTGATCAGAACCATCACCAATATCAGAAGCTTTAACACACTGTTCTAACTCTGCCTCGATACGGCGTAGACGTAATTCTAACTCAAGATCATCCTTTACGTCCATTCCTAATCTTTTAGCACTAGTAGCCACTTAATCTCCTAAATTATCAGGTAAGATCAAACCACCTTCCCGATCAGTAAGATCACGAGTTATCCTTGAACGCTTGTTAATACCAGCACCAGAAACAATAATATCCTTCTTTGGCTTAGTTGGTTTAACTCTACCATGCTCAAAATTATACATCGCTCTACCTACTAGAGCAGTATTAGCTTTATTAATCTGATTCATGAGATCTTGCTTCTCGTCTTGAATCTTAGCTCTTTGTTTAAGATCTGCTTCTTCCATCATTTTTTGATAACTACGATGCCCATACCTATCGTTGTATTTAGCTTGAAGCCAGATACGCTCTACAATTAACTTCATGTATATCGGATCTTTATATTTAATTTCAATAATATGAGCCCAAGAATTTATAGCAGAACAATACCGCCAAAGATGCCAATTTCCTTCAGGCGCAGGTATACCTTGCCCGTTAGAAAGAACATGGCCCATAACTAATTGTCCGTATTTGAAACTATTTTCTACAACAGGATAGCGTTCTTCATCTAATTTTCCAGTATACTCATTAACAATATTATCCCAGAGAATTCTATAAGGATGGTAAATAAAATAAAAATTACCATCAAGTCCACGCAAATCATAAAATAATTGCGCCGGGAGATCAACTCCAAGAGCACACTTACGATAAAAAACGTTTAATGGACGACCCTGTTCTGGTAATTTTACCAACATAAATACTCCTCCCTTGATAGTATTTGATTAAAAACCAAATAGAACCAGTACTAAATTATCATCGCCATCAAGATCCGTACTATTAAGAGTTATCGTTCGACCAGAAATCGAAGGATTAATAGCAGCCGTCATTGGTGAACCATCGCTATATACAACTCCAAATCCAAATACCGGTCGTTGCATCTGACTTGTTACAGTATCAGCATCAGTTACGCCAGTAAGATTAAGAACTTCCATGGTAATTCCACCAAGAGGAACCACCCGACGGTTTGCAACAGTAGTAGCCATAATATTTCTCCTTTTGTTTAATTATCGACCACGCACCCTGCGTTGTCTATCAACTTTAAGTTGCATCTTCCATGCTTCTTGTTTCTTTTCACGACAAGAAGCGCAATATTTAGGTGTTTTTGCTCTAGATTTTTTAACAATAGGTACACCGCATAATTCACAACGTAAAGCAGCTTGATAATTCATAAAAATTCCTTAATCAAATTAATAAGGGGCCTGGAATCCAGGCCCCCTATATGTTCAAGACTTTAGTTTACTTAAACTAACTTACGTTAGCTCCACGTCATGCGCGCTATCACCTTCTGCCACAAACTCAACAGTCTCAGTTGCTGCATTAGCATACTCGATAGGCACACCAGCCGAAGACACAGTAATTAGATAAAACTGATCATTCGTCTGATTATAGAGAGCCTGTCGCTGCTCCTGAGCACTAGGATGGCTAGTCTGATCGTGTACACGTAGACTAATTAAATCGATTGTGCTAAGACCTACATCTACCGGAGCAAGATTTTCTCCACCCTTCGCATAAGATGTTACGTCAATCTCACCAACTACCCGGGTCTTACCTTGCTTAGCATTACCCGAAGAGTCAAACCCGCCGCCGGGCAGGAACGAACGAAAACGAATCTTTACATCATTAGCCATTGGATTTCTCCTTTCAACAAAGAGTCCTTCCCTCCAATGGGGTTGGCAATCTTTTAATTTTACGTTTTATTCTGCAAGATATTCAACATATCTTAACTACACTTCAACTTCTAATAAATAATACCGTCTAAAGTTTTGTTTAAGCAATACTAAACGGTTGATCAATTACGTAGGATCTTCATCTCTACTTAGATTATTTAAGAAACCTGTCCTATGACGAGTCGCAATTAAAACTTCAACCCCAAGACCACCACCAGCAATAGTTACTGTATTCTGACCTTCGGTAAGGGCTCCAGCCGATACTAGTATTGTATGCGCTACAGTATCATATTCAAGATCCGCTACAGCTTCCGTAGTTAACAATCCCGGTACTGTAAGCGTATCCGAAGCTGATTGAAGTACTAAATGCCAAAGTCCTACAACTTGATCTAAAGTAGGAATATCAACAAAACGAACGCTTTTTATATTACCCTGTGAAAGTGCAGCCATTTTATAACCTTTCTCTAATCACTACTAAAAGTCTAGAACGAAGCATCACAATTCCAGATTTAAGAATTCGACGTTCTTGTTCATCTTTAAATACTTCATCAATTTCGGTATTAAGTTCTTTAATTGTTTTTTCCATAGCTTCTTGAACAATCTGCTCAAGAGCACTTCGAAATACTTTTAACAATACTTTTTTTAACCAACTCATATTACACCCCCAAAAACATACTATATAGTTCCGCACGACTGGCTAGTCTTTCTTGTCTATCTATTTCTTCCTCTTGAAGAGGTACAAGTCTACCTTGTAACTTATCTACTTCAGCACTAAGTTTTTCTTTATAAGCTTGTTCTTGTGGAGTACCGTACTTATCTTGCCATAAATTCTTTATAAATGTAGACATAGTTTCTCTATTAGCCGGAACACCATGATCTTTAGCATATGCTTTTCTATCGCTTTGATTCATATTTAAATAAGCTCTTTTAGCTTCTTTAACAAAATCAGAAGGAATACCCATATTAGTTAATTTATAAATACCAGTATGTTGCTGGGTTTGAGGAGACAAACTAGCCCATTGTTGATAAGCAGTAAAGCGTTTTTCTTTTTCAGGATCGGTAAGAGCAGAAATATTTGCCTCGCCCTCAGATTGAATCATTTCTCTTTCTTTAGCAATTTGTTCAAGACGAGATAATTGATTAGAAGCATAGCCTTGCCAATCACTTTGAAGACGTTTAAGCATTCCTTCTTGACCAATACCATGACTGGCTGCTTCTTTTGCTTCTCCATAAAGAGTCTGGAACTGTGTACGTTCCTTTTTCTTATAAGGATCTGTAGCAAAAGAAGTACCCATTAAGGCATGCTTTTTTAGCCTACCTTCAGTATCATATGCAGAGGGCATTTAAAATCCTTCTCTTTCCCATCTACGTTTTTTAGATCTAGGAGCCTTATCACTTCTAATCGCTTTTTCTAATTCACTAGAAAATAAAGCCCCGCTAATATCCCTAGATCTAGGAGTATTAACAGAACCGCCTTGTAAACGAGGATCAGATTTTTTAAAAGAATATAATCTAGTTCCCCTAAGAACATTATTATAACCTAAAGCTTTATCTTCTTTTACGGCTAAACTTAATGTAGGATGACCAGGAACTTTTAAACTAGCACCGCTTATAGGATCTCTACTTCCCCAATGACCACTAACAGGATCAGGTTTTAATCCAACTTTAATAGCTTTTTCTAAATCATAAAATCCTTTAGAAGCTAACTGTTTTTTTAAAAGTCTATTAGAAGCCACTATAAAAGCTCCTACTTATCTTCAAGTTGTACTACAGTTACTCGCTTTTCACGGCTATTATGAATATATAAACTAGATGATGGAGCAACATCTCTAACTACAGAAGCACCAGTATAAAACCTATCTACAGCAATACCCGCACTAGAATTAGTACTAAGAACTCCATGATCTTTACGTAATCCACCAGAAGTCGTAACAAACGAATTATCTTTAGTTCTTGGAGTTAATTCTCGAACAAGTAAAGTTTGTTTATTATTAATACGAAATCTAAGTTCAATTTCAGTCATTTCAAGAGGGGGCATATCTTACCTCGGCTCCGGAACAGGGTCCGTGTGAAGACTAACTAAAAGAATTTCATCGCCAATTTTTCCAGTAACTCCAACTGTATTTAAATCAGTTTGACTAACTACTACTTTAGGATCACCAGGGCGACGAAGCTGAACTACACAATTAGAGCTTGCAGCCATACTAGGCAATTCAACGGAGTCTGAAACTGCGGTAAGTTTAACAACTGTTGCAGCAACTGAACTTTGTCCGCGCCTCACAGTTTGCATAGTTTGATTAATAAAACGTGACACTAGTTTAGCTCCTATTTAAACAATGAAACGCCCCCGGGTTTCCCCGGGGGCTATTTCTAATTTTTCAACAAGCTACGATTAGTACGTAGGAGTTGTTAGTCCTGTAATCTTAGCCGATTGATTAAGATAACGACCAACGTTCTCACAATAAGTCTTCATCAGAACTGTGAAAGCATCGTGTCCAGGTACCCAAGCCATATTTACCCTCTCATCAATCGTAAACGGACGAACAACACCGCGCTCGATTGCACCGAGATTGAGGAAATAAACCTCATCCGGAAGAGCCGCCCACGTAACCAGCCATGGCCGACCCTCGAACGTAGTTAGTTCTTGCTGAGCACCAAGCTCTAACCGCATATCGTTAAACCGACGGAACGGAAGAGCGATCTCAGTATAACGATCATACTGATCGTGATTCGAGATCATGGCAAAGCCATCTAGAGTCTCAACTGCCGTTTCAATCATTAGCTGCTTGCGTAATCTACGTAGCATACTTTCGTCAAGAGACGTAGAACCAGCCGCAATAACCTTAGATTGAAGGATTGGATAAGTCGTTCGACTAATATTATAGATAGTACCAGTATTGTTTACTAATGCCGGTAATCCTAGTGCTGTAACTTCAGAAGGAGCAGAAGCTTCATCCTGCTCACCTGAAATATAAACACCATCATCATCCGTTACTGTTACAGCCGCGCTGACTGTAATAGTACTATTGGCAATGTCATTTGATGTTACAGTTACTGGACCGGCTTGTCGAAGACCCGTAGTATTGTTTAAGAAAACAACTACTTGACCAGAACGCATTGTTCTAGAATCATCTACTAGAATAGTCGTAGAGGCCGTCTGGGTTCCGCTTACATTCGTAAGCCGCCCGGTACCATCACCACGTAGGAAAGTAGTCTCAAAATTAGCACCAGCACGCTTTACGGCATTACTAATTGCATCAGTAATACCAGCAGCAAAAGCATCTTCACCAGCACGCTTAGATACTGCCTCTGCTAGACCAGAAAAAGTTACCGTATGATAATATTTCTTAGGTCGAACGCGAGCCTGCTTGATGCGCTCATTACTTGCCGAAGGTAGAGTATTATCGTCGGTAGCACGCCAACCACCTCCTGACTCATTACCATCAATCCGAACTGCAAAATACGCACCATCCCCGGAGGGTTGGAAACGCATATTCTCCTTTAGTCGGCTGTGAACTGGCGCTGAAAGTTGCTGCATCTGCCCAATAAAGTCCACGACATACCGACGAAGAAGCATATCACCAAGAGTCGTAAAAGTTTCCATGAAGGAACTCCTCAGTTAATCATAAGATATAGCTGTAGCACCATGCCAAAGCAGCACTTATGATTAGTTACGGATTCCCTCTAAGTCTTAGCGTCCGTGGACCTTTCGGAGTAGTTCAGTAAGCCCTCCAGTAAATTCTTCATCAGAATGAACGAACTTGCCGTCACTATCCTTTTCAGCCCAATCTTTTTCTAATAGACCCTTCACTACATCTTCTGAAGATGCACGTTTCGTTTCGGGAATCCTAGATTCAACTTCTTTAGTCGTTCTAGTTACCAAAGCGCCTTTAGGAGTACCATACTCCTTGATCACCGCAGCAAAGGAACTATTTAATGCAGAAGGAATCGCTTCCGAACCTCTCTGCTCAATTTCGCTCCAATTTACACGGGGAGTCCAAAACTTCCCAATAAGAACCTTGTCTTCGTCCGTGTATTCCTCAGGAAGTGCCGCGAGCATTCCTTTAGCCATTTCGGCTGTCTCATTCCAAAGATTTTCTGCTCGCTGATCAGCAAGAAGATCCTCTAATTCCGCTGCCTTCGCCTGGAAACGCTTCTCAGCGTCAGCCACAGCTTTTTGATCTTTCTTCTCTTCCGCCGCCTCGATATCATCATCAATACCTTGAAGAGCTTTATCAATGGCTATAACGTGAGCCCGATATTTCTCATCCTTAGCAAGATTTTTGATAGCGTCGAGAATCTGAGAGTCTTGCTCTAAATCCCCAATACGACCACGGAGTTCTTGTTCTCTTGCCGTAGCAGATTTATATTGTTCTTCGAGGGCAGTAAACCGTTCGGAGATTTCATTTTTCTGCTTAACTACCTGAGATAGCCTTTCATAAGGAACTGTTTTTGGTTCCTTACCAGCGGTCTCAGCACCTTTTCCAGTCTCACTTTCAGAAGCGCTAACATCTTCCTTTGCGCCTAAAGCGGCACTTACTGCTTCTGCTACTTCTGTGCTCGACCCTTTTGCGGTTTGCGATTCCGCGTTGTCAGCAAGCGCAGTTTCTAACGCTGCCTGGACTTCATTCGCGTCAGCCATTGGCTGTACCTCCTTGATGTTTTAACGTCAGCTTAGGGAGTATGTTCTGACGAATTGATGTTTAACATTTATGGCTTTGGAAGATAAGCACGCCTAATAGGCAGTTAAACTACTTCCTCTATTTAAATAATACCGTTTATTTATTTGAACAGTCATTATTACTTTAAGTAAACAAAACATTAAAAATAGCAGGCCGGGTGGGGAGGACACCCGGCCCGCTCTCTTCGCTATCTACACCATAGCATAGAGTAAGCGAAGTAATTACTCAGAAGGAACTTCTGCGGGGGCTGGAGCAGGAGTTTCTACAGGAACATCAGACTTGAGTTTATCAATTTCAGCGCATACCTCACCAGCTTTAGAACCTCCTAAAGCCGCGTCACAAACAGTTTTACTAAGATCAAGCATTGTTGCGCAACCTGATAAAAACATTATAGATAAAATAGTAATAAAAATATAACGCATAGCATCTTCTCCTTAGTTTAATTTAATAAAAATTAATTATGACGCCCACCCATACCAGAAGTAACTCCAGAACCAGAAGAACGTTTTACAGGTTGAGCAGCTCCAATAGTAGTCCCTTTTTCTCCTTGACCTCTATTTTTAACTTTAGAATCTAAATTAATTGTAGTTTCTTGAACAAAAGAACTTGTACTAGCCATAGGATCAGCAATAATAATCTTCACGGGCTTTCGTTTTTCACCTAAAGTTCGTTTATCTGCTTTTTCTTGAAGTCCTGCCATTTCCTACTCCTTTAAAAACCAACGGTCTCTTTAGTCATTCCAAATTCACGGGCCTTAGCAGTTCTAAGACGATCTTTTTCAGATTCTGCTTTTGATGTAGATTTAATCTTTGAGTTTTTGTTTATTTCATTTACACCAAGGCCACGATTAGCAAGTAATCCTTCTAAACCAAAATTATCAAATAAACTTCCAGTATAATTTGGCTCTAAAACGTACATAGGGTCCATATATTTAATACTCCGAACTAAAACCTTCAGTTTTATCATTAGCAATTTTTTCTAAAGCACCCATCTCTTCTTTAACCAATATCTTTACAGCCTTTAGTCTAGAAGGAGTATTTTTAATCTTACTCGCATTTCGTAAAGCACGAAGATCATCTTCTACTTCATACTTATAACGACCACCAATTGTTTCTGTTTTAGGAGGAGATATTGATGCCATTAAAATTTTACCTCTATTTGAAATCCAGGACGGACTTTACGAGAAAGTTTATTTAAACGATCTTTACGTTTATTTCCAGGAGTTCCCTTCAAAAACCCCGCCTTCCATTTAACCTGAATATCAGGTTGGTCTCCACGTTCTATTTCACCTATAGTTCCACCAACCCCACGTTTTCTAGTACGTAAATAATAACTCCAAGGTTTCTTTTCCTTAGATTCAGAAACGCCCTCGCCCATTAAAATTGTTTTCTTAGGTTCAGCCATTACTTATTACTCCTTAGAAATTCCTTTCTTAAAACGAATAGCTAAACGCGCAGCCGCACCTAAACTACCTTTTTTCTTAGCTAACTCTCTCAAACGTCCGGTTTTACTAGCAGGAATTGACTCATCTTGAGGCACACCTAATGCGCGTTTAATTCTTCCTTCATGCTTAACTGCTTTTTGTATCCATTTATTCGCCATAACCTATCTCCTTATGAACCAAAAGGCACTCTAATAACATTATATCCTTTTTCTTTAAGCCTATTAGTCATTTTAATACCAATAGGAACATCCCAAGTATGAATAACAAATTTTACATGAGAATATACTTCTATAGGTTGTTTTTCTAACCAACGAATTACTTCCATCCCTGATTCTTCACTAGCCGGATGTACAGAAATTTCATACCCTTTTAAATTATATCCTAAAGATACAATATCCAACCTATGCTTATATTCCTTTAATACATCAATCGCTTCTACAACTGTTTTAACCCAAAAAGTTCTCTCTTGATCTCGTTTATTCATTCTTTGATATAACAAAGCAGCTCTATTTTGATCGTTATCTAAAAAAACAATAATCTTATCAGTCTCTAAAACCTCCCCCATAATACCTTCCTTATAATGATCTTTTCTTAGCTTTTTCTGGTAACTTACCTCTTGGAGTACGAGCAAATTCTTTCGCTACAGAAACAGGAGGACATTTACCATAAGCTTTTTTTCTTCCTTCAGAAGAACTACACAAACCCATAAATCTTTGTTGCGCTTTAGATTTAGCTGGCATTATTTATCTCCAAGAATTAGTATTCCAAGAATTAAGTATTCTAGTGGAAGTAGGAACTCCTAAATTATTTGAGCCCTCTCTACCATTTCTTCCTACCTGTGTCCAGTTTAGACCGCCAATTCCAGAATAAGCAGTATCCACATTAGTAATCTCAGGAGTAAAATATTTACGCGGACCACCGGATGACATTTTAAAACCAGGCATCGCGCCTTTCTTTTTCATATAAAATTTAGCTAAAGGATCAACATAAAAATCTGGAGTAACAGGTTCTCCTAATGCAATAGCTCTTAATTTATCTCTAATTTCTTTACCAGTATCTAGTCCTAAAACTCCCAAACCTTCACCCTTAGACGAATCTTCTGCTGTAATTAAACCCGCAGAAGCTTTATGCAACCAAGGTTTAGAATACTGCATATTTTGAGATTCAAAATCTGTAAGGGCTCTGCTAGCTGCAAGATCACGAAGACGACGAAGTTGTTCTTTTTTAGCTTGACCATACATACCTTTACCAGAAGACGCCATAGTTCTACCATATGCTACTTGTTCCTCCCCTGTTAAATACGACATAGCATTTCTAGGGGTAAATTCGTATGCCGAACCTACAGATGCTTTTTGAGCCGCGCCTGTTGAAGCCGCTCCACCTCTTCCGTAATTATTAGCCATTTCCTACTCCTTAGAACCTCTCCCTGTAAGTGCCGCTTGCATTTCCATTTGTGCTTGCATCATTTGAGCTTGTTGCATTTCCCTTAACTTAATTTGACGTTCATAAAGATCAACTAACGAAATCAATGCTTGTTGTTGTTCTACTGGTAGATCTATGAAACCATCGCTCTTTGTTTCATTAACTAATAAAGCTTGGAAGATATAAGGATCATCTTCCGGTAATAATGTAATTCTATCAAATCTCTCTTGCTTAATAAGAGAAATCATCTTCTTAGCTCTATTAATATCAGGACCACTAGGCATAAGTGCTTTCTTTAAATTCAATTCATCAAGAATAGCTTGACGTAAACCAACATCATCAATAGCTTGAATATTTGGTAAGTATTGAAGAATTTCAATCACTTTAGCTTCTCTAGCTTCTTTAGATACCAAAGCTAGACTTGCCGTATCTACTCGTACAATAACATTATCCGATAAATCTTCACCAGAAAAAGCTTCAATAGCAACCCTACTATGCTTTTCTCTAGCTAAAATACGAATTCGCTCAGCATAACGAGGATCATTACGAACGTGTCTAATTATTGTTTGAAGTAATAATTGACCTAATTCTTGATGCGATTCATCCCACTCTTGAAGAGTTGCTGAACGACTAGCTAAAGCTTGCTTACGTAAAATATCAATCATAGCCGCAGAATTCACACCAACCGGACGCTCACCTCGTAAAATCTGTTCTGTTCCTGCTATAGCCTCCATTTCTGCAATTTGTATCTCACGTTCTTGTAAAGCCGCTGCCGGGAAAGGTGGCGGATATACTACTTCAGGACGCATATTTGCAGTACGTCTAGGATCATATTGCCAATGCATACCAGGACGACCAGACCAAAGATCTTCAATTGGATCAGAACCTTTAGGAGAAATCCACGCCGCAATCGGTACTGTACGTCGCCACATAATCAAAGTAGTATCGATTGCATTAACTCTTTTAATCTTTGGTAATAATTTAGAGATCAAACTACGACCATGAATACTTCCAGTTTGACCTTCCCATCGATACCTAACATAAGGATGCCATCTAGAAGGCCAACGAGGATCATAAGCTCTAGCTCCAATAACCTTAGGAGAATCATATAATACCTTGTCTCCTACTGTAATAATAGTACGTCCTTTAGACCATTTTTTAGATGGAGCCCTATCAAAAGTTCTAACAATTACATAACCATCCCAATTATCTGGAGAACCAATACATAAACTAGGCCCTGGACCCTCTACTAATTCTGAGATACGTTCCCACCACCAAAGAGCTAGAGAACTAATATTTTCACTTTGTATGCCGTCAAGAACAGATAAATTCCAACCTTTTTCCTTAGTTAATCCGGCCGCCTGTTTACCAGGGGTTAAATATTTATCTCTTAACTTATCAATCGGAATAAATTCCTCTTTTAAAGTCCAACCTAAATTTTCCCAAAAATGAGTAGAAGGAGTATGAAATTGAAAGGCTGTAACAATATTTGCTACTATATCGCCATACTCAATCTCCTCTTTCATTATAGGTCTTCCAAATTCATCTAATTCTGGAACTTCACGAGGGGCAATAATTGGAGGTTTCGATCCTTCTGGAAGCGCCACAGCTATTTCTTTCTTTGTTTTAGCCATCTGCATCCTACGCGGAATTGTAGGGTCCCAAGCTACTTCAAGTAAACAAAGACCCGTATGTAAAACTAAACGCGCCATTTCCCGCATTTTAGCGGGCATAAGTAAAGCCTCCCAAACATACTCAAGAGTTAATTCAGATAACTCAGCCGCTGTTTGATCTTCATCTCTATCCGATTTAGGTGTTACTCTAGGTCGCGGTCTATTTTCCGTTAAAAGAGCAATATTTGTTTCAACATATCTACCAAGAAGATCATTGGTAGGTTTAGGTATACTACGGGTAGCATCCATAACTACCGACAAATCTCCAATTTCTGAGCTACCGCCGCTATTAGCTAAACGTGAAACAAGAATATCATCTACATACTGTCTTCCAGCAGAAAAGAAAATATTTTCAATCCAACGTACCGCTCTTTGCCAATGTAATGATTTATTATTTGAATTAATAGAATCAGAATACTCTCTAATAAGCCCTCCGATACTATCATCTCCAATGTCTAATTCATCAATACGATGAAGTTGACCGCTCTTAGCTATTGTACGATAATCAACACTCATTTAACTTTCCGCATTTCCATGAAGCGATTCAGCCTCAGAAATTGGAAGATTAGTAACTCTTGTTAAAACTTGTTTAATATCATCTGCGTCTTTGAATAACGGACTTTCTAACTCATTAATATAAGCCTCATAAATAGCCGTTTTTTGCTTTTTTAATCTTTGCTCTTCTTTTTCTTCAGGAGTAAGAATCTTACTATCACTCATACGAGAATCCATCATATCTCTATATGCTTCAGGAGACTCTTTAGCAACTAAAGCCTCTTGAGTTGCTTTAAGTTGCTGTATAAGCATTGAACGTTCTTCTTTCAAATCTAAAATTTGTTCTCTTAAAAGTTCAATCTCTCGCTTCGCTGCTGCGTTTTCAGCAACAATCAGATCTCTTTTACTATCCCCCCAAACCATTTAACTTCTTTCCCAAGGTCGAGGCTCATCTCCAGTAATAACCTCCCGATCATTAGAATAAGTTCCATCCCCAGCTTTATCAAAAATATCGTCGCGTTTTCCAGTACTATTAGTAGCCGCCATAGCCTCTCGCGCTAAAGCCTTCTTAGTAGATTCTCTTTTAAGAAAACCAGCAATAGTCTCTTCCATGTTCTTTTCAAGCGCTTCTGCACGGGCTTTACTTCTCTCTAACTTAGCTTCTTCCCTACGAATTAGCATTTCCCCTCGCGCATCATAATCATTTTGATTAGCCATTATTAATCTCTCCCTTTATACGTAATCCCTAAGTTTCCACATTTTCACAATAGTAAAAACGTTATTTACTTCATAAAAACCCGCGTCACTTCCAAATCCATCAAGAGTCTGTGTTCTAGCACAACGATGTTGAATCTCTAAAGTTCTTTGACTAGAAAGACTAAATCTTCCAGTAACAATTGATCTAGTTTGAGCAGACGCTGCAACAGTCATACCAGCCGGAACACTATCTTGCCAAAGAGCAGTATCTGGTGCAAACTCTGAAGTACCCAAAATAACAGTATCAGCTTGCGCTCCTGGATTATCTGTTACATCAGCTAACCTAGCAACATGCTCATTAACATTAAAAGCAGGGGCTGAAATCTCAGCATAATAAACCCCCTTTTCTAATGTGATATCTCCTCCATCTCCAGCCGCCGCCGCTAAAGTAATATCAGTAGCAAAATCATCATGAACAGTATATGTTAAATCTCTAGTCTTCCAAGCCGCTGCTCCGGGTTCATCATTTTGACCATTAAAAGTTCCACCCGGAGTACCTGTTAATTTTTGATCAATAATTTCCAAATATGGAGAAGTTAATCCTTTTTCAAAATCAGCATTCCCACTAACTGCAAAATCACCCTTTATGGCATGTTTACCGCGTGTTTGAGCCATAATTAACAATCCGGACGATAAATTACCATAATATAAGTCGTCGCTGCACTAGCTCCAGATACCACTAAAAGACCATTATCAACCAAAAAAGGAGTATTAATTCCACCGGTATCATCTGCTCCTACCGCAATATCTCCTATAGCATTCCCACTAGCATCTTGAACATTAACAATATCAGCCACTCCATCTGCCGCTACATAAATTCCTAAAATAAGAGCAGATCTGTTTGCTGCAATAAGAGTACGATTAGCTGCTGAAGCGTTTCCCAACACTCTAGCGGTTTTAGTTCCAGTATACTCAGCCATAAAAGACTCCTTTTCCTAATAAATAATACCGTTTGTTTATTTGATTAAGCTAATTGATTAAAAATCAAAATTAATATTATTGATTAAGGATGATGGGAAATAATACGCCAACGATCCGTAACATTATCATAAATTAAATGAGCCGCCTCGTCTGGGCTAATAGTCCAATCACTTCCAGTTCCCGTAATAATTCTATTCGCCGCCACAGAGCCTGCATCCTCATCAGCTAAAATAAGATCCGCTGCCGCCGCGGACACATTAATAATAGTAATTTCTAAGAAATCAGTAGTAGACGGTGCCGCCGGAGCTAAAATACCAGTAATTGTTCTGTTAGCAGCCCCACAATTAATTCTCCATATTCCTTTTTCACCATATGAAGCATAATCATTAACATTCCCACTTAAAGTACCACTAAATATTCCAGTACTAGCATATCCTCTATGACCGCTATTTATCATAGTTAAATTACTTCTAATATTTAAAGCAATATCTACAACATTTACACCCGTACCTGCTCCATGTACTTTAAATACAAAAGCCCCAGGCACATCTTGAACTCCAACAGTATCGTCTACTTCAGAATTAAAAGAAGTTGCTTTCCAGAAAGAACCATTAGTATAACCCCAACCTTGAGTACTAAAAATTGTATTACCAGTAGCAATCGCACTAGGAGAAGCTAAAGTTCCACGAGCACGAGCATAAACTAAATGATTAGCATTAGTATTATCATATTTAGCTACAATCCACTCATACATATCTCCATCGTTACTTTCTACATACAATTTAGGCGCATACGCAGTACCGCCTAAAGACACAGAAGGAGTAGAAGTAGTTCCAAGACTAACTTTACCACGATGCCGCATAGTAGCGCCAGTAGCCGTAGAATTAATAGATATACAAGTAGTACCAAGATTAATATTCTGAAGATCCAAACCTATTTCAGTAGTAATCGTTCCACCTGTCTTTACAAGACCACCAGATACGTCTGAATGAGCTATAAAATGAGCATATTTAGTTATAGTAAAGCCTGCATTTATTTGTTGAGCGGAAACAAAAGCAATAAGAGGATTGAGAGGATTCGTATTAAATCCAGACATCTCTGTAACAGTAACATTACCAGTATTTCCAGACTTTCGTTTTACAATCGGACTAGAACCAATACCACAAAAAGTAGGAACTGCTGCGGTACTAGTTCCATCGTGTCCAATCTGATATGTTGGAGTTGCTTGAACACCTATTTTTTGTAATAATGTATGACTTCCAGCGATTGCTCCGGTCTCCCGGAATATAGTCCTATCAACGAAAGTAGCCGCAGAAGTTAAAGTTTGTGCTGAATTTATCTTGGTTAAAGCCGATGAACTAAGTCCGGATAAAACGTTAATATTTCCGCCTTCCCCATCTTGAATTACAGAATCAGGAATTTCAATTAAATTCTTAACACCGGTAGCATAAGTTTGATCTTCTCCAATAACTAAACAATCAGTAATTTTAGCGCAATCATCAATAATAACATCACCAACACTAGACGCTAATATAACATCATCACCGGATTTACTTATTTCACCTCCAGAAGCTAGATAAAAAGCTTCAGCCGTAACTATATTTTCTACATAAACAGAATCATCAACATTAACATAACCACTAGCATCAATATCATTAACATGAAGACCGTCCGGACCTAACTCGTTTCCAGACTTAACATAAAAAGCTTCAGCCGTAACTATATTTTCTACATAAACAGAATCATCAACATTAACATAACCACTAAAATTTCCATCACTAGTTATAAGTCCATCACATCCTAATTCATGCCCAGACTTAACATAAAAAGCTTCAGCCGTAACTATGTTTTCTACATAAACAGAATCATCAACATTAACATAACCACTAAAATTTCCCTCTGGAGCTTTAAGTATTTCAGAACTAAGTTCATATCCTGCTTTAACATAAAAAGCTTCAGCCGTAACAGCATTTTCTACATAAATAGTATCATCTGCTTGTACAGCGCCTGTTACTTGAAGATCATCATCAATAATAACATCACCATCTTTAGACGCTAATTTAACATCATTCTCCGACTTACTTAATTCCCCACCTGAACCCGGAGCCAAATAAAATGCCTCAGCCGTAACAGCATTTTCTACATAAACAGAATCATCTACTCTAACATGAGCCTCAAATCTAACAGAATCAAGAAAACGGCTATTAACAACAGGCTTACCTTCTGAATCAGAAGTAAGATAAAAACGATCATGATTAAAATTAATCTTATCTGTACTTGGAAAGACGTTCTCACCGTCTGTTAAATCCACCCCAATTGTATCAGAAGATAAGCTAACAAAAACTTCCTTATGAGCCCCACCAGCATCTTCATCTTGATTCGGATTTACATAAAAATATCGTTCATCAAAAATTAAATCACAATTTGGTTTAAACAAATTATCAGGAGAAGCAGACTGCCCGCTGTGTCGAACAACAAGATAAAAAGGATCACGAGGAACAAGAGAAGCAGCCCCTACACCTCCAGAAGCAATATAAACCGAACCTGTAAAAGAATCATTAAAATAAAACCAAGCAGTATTTTCATCTGAAACATCTGCTACATCTGGAATAACTACTCTATCGTCCGCATCCATAACTTGAACAAGAACAGGAGTAAGACCATAATTATGATCTACACGCCACACTCTACCAGACTTAGAAAACTTTTGTGCTTGTCCAAAAGGTTGACTAAACCTAATCTCAGGTTGACCTTTGTTCGCCCCAGCAGCAATTTCTTCTACAGATAAACCATCCCCGACATTAAAGAAAATTTTAGTAGGATTACGAATAGAAACATCAGCGCCTGTACCAGATTCAGCCACTTCCTCAATTGATTGTAAACCTGAACCGTAGAAACCCGCCGCCGATTGAATTCCTCCAGTACTAACTACTTGAAATTGCCCATCATGAAATCTAACACACCAAGCATCCGTCCAAATAGGAGATTCTACCGTACCGTCATTTTTTTGACAACAAAGTTCTTCTGTTGTTTGATCATAATAAAAACGAAATTTATTACTAAAATCTAAATCACCAAAAGATAATCCAAGAAGAGACCTAAGAGCATTTAATTCGTCTATCCCATCTTCCAACTCTTGTACTGAACTTCTAACAATAGCTTTTGTTTCAGCCGTATTTGATCTTATCTCACCCCATTGATAATTGATTCCTTTACCGTCTAAAACAGGCCAAATACCATAAAAAGTCCCGTTTCTAATTACATTAGCCATCATAACTCCTAAATCTTACTTATAAACTCTCTATATCGTCTACTAATTCTTGAGCCTCAGAAACCATAGTATCAGCATTTTCAGTAATCAAAGAAGCCTCAGTACGAAGAGTATCACAAGAAACACTAATTGTTATTAAATCATCTTGTGCTTTAGGTAATAAGTAATTTTTAGCGGCCTTGATTAAAGCTAATTTCTGTGCTGTAGATAGAGAATTAAACATAATCTCTAAATAATCTATAATAATTTCTTTAGGGGCCTCTCTAAAATATTTCAATAAAAGTTTTTTGATTACTGCTGCGCTAGCCATATTTTCCTCACTACTAAAAATTAATCCTCAATAATTCCCCAGACATACCAATTCATATCTGGAATGCTCGTATAATTCCAATCTTCAGTACCATGTTGAATACCAGAACGCGCAGGAGGTTTAGTAGGAACAAGAGTTAGATCTTTAGGCTTAACAGCCAAATCCCCGGGAGCTACAGTTTGTTCTCCATGCTGATCTTCGTTATTAGGTATTCGCCACTCATATTTATCTGTTTTTGATGGACCCTCTTCATAGGTCCAATTATCTGTAGGCATGCAAAATCCTCTATTAAATAATACCGTATTTTAGTTTGATTAAGCTATTTTATTAATTTTATCCTGCCGTTTTTCTGGATAAACGGTATTATATACTAGAGGAGGAAACCTATGGACTTCACAGAAACCCTAACCGGACGCCCGGCAACCGTTAAAACCTATAAAAGTTTATTTAAAGCACATATAGAATTTCCCTGCGGAGAAGAACCAAATTGGAAAAATTGGACAAGAGAATCAACATTATTTATGCTAACAAAATGGGAACAAAAGAATTTATCTAAAAATACAAAAATAACATTAATAAGACTATTAAACCGTTATATTAAATTTATGGGCGGAACTGATATTGACACTAAACAATATATTAAAAGTTTAAAAAGAAGCGAACAACAAACTGAAGTATTAGCCCTAAACGCTGAACAATCTTTAACTTTAATGAAAATAACGCAAAGATTAGAACCTAAATTCTATCCTGTTATGTTATTAGCTTTACATGCTGGATTACGTAGAGGAGAGATATTTGGACTTAGATGTAAAGATGTTGATGTATTAAACGGAAAAATCAAAATTTCTCATTCCTATGATGGTCCTACTAAAAACGGTAAAAGCCGGATAGTTCCTATGAGTCCAGAACTCACTAAAACTTTAATAAAAACTAGAAATGTTTTATTAAGTAATCCTAATGAAAAAATTTTTGAACAATTTGATCCAAATCCAATTCTCAGGCGCTTATGCGCGCACGCAAAAATACCGATACTACGTTTTCATGATCTTAGACATACTTTTGCTTCTCTAGCCTTAACCAATAAAACTAAAAGAATACACGCTAAACAAGTATCTGCTTGGTTAGGACACAGCTCTGTCTCTACCACTTTAGATATATATTGGAACCTAACAAACGAAGAAAGTAAGATAGATTTTCTTCCCGAAACCGATAAATGAAATTATTCAAGTAAACTAAATTTCTTCATCAAATAAACAAACGGTATTATTTATTAGGAGAATACTTTGTCAAATAAGAAAATAAAAGACTTAATAAAAGATTTTGATGAAGAAAATGCTTCTGTATTAGCTAGCATGATTGTAGACCCTCAAACATCAGAAGCTGTGCGTCTTCAAATAATTAATGAATTAAACGAAACTTCTAAAAGCGAAACATTTTTTGAAACAATGTTTAATGAAGAACTATCTGTTGGCTGTTGTCCTTACTGCGCTCATAAAAATCATTGGTTAATTCCTGAAGAAGATCTTAATCAAATGGGCTGGGTAACAAGTAAAAAAGATCAACGAGTTAAAGTTCAAACAACTTCTAATGATTGTGAAGAATTTGCAGAAAGTTGTTCTAAGAAAAAAACTACAATATAACAACTTCGGAGAATAATTCATGGCTGAAATTATGCCAGAAAAGCTTTTTGCGTTTAATTTATCTCAAAATAAACCAACGTCAAAAGCTCCAGAAAATCCTATCATTGATCATTTAGCTGCTCGTGCTGGATTGGGATCTAGTAACCTAAAACAAAAACTCCCGGCCCGACTGGCAGAACCTAAACTTTATAGAGAATATCTAAACTTAGAGATGGGAGACACACAACAAGAACGCGAGCGTATTGATCCTTCTCTTATAAGGTCTATAAAAGAAGAACCCGATCCAATTGTTATAGAAAGATTAGCAAAACGCGCTGGACTCGATTTACAAAAAAAAGAACCAATTAAAGAAATTCTATCTACAATTCCAACTATTACTACTCCCGAACCCGTTAAAAGCGAAAAAATTTTTAAAGATGAAGCAAAATGGGAAAAAATAATAGATGAAGCACCTGAAGAAGCGTCCCCTGTTAATTTTAAAGAAGCATTCAAAAAAGCTAGAACGGCTGGAATGGAAAAATTTGAATATAAAGGTAATCTCTTCAATACAAAAAGAGATGATGAAACTAAACAAGAATGGGCGCGGTACTTAGAATCCCGTAAAATAGAATCAGCTTTAAAAACACATATAATAAAACCTTTAATTATTGAAGGATTAACAAAAGAAGATAGAAGCGCTATACGTAGAACTCAAAACATAGCCGCCTATAAAAAATCTATAACGCCCACTCAATCGTTACTACCAAAAGAAGTTCAAGAACCTGCTTCTAATTTTAGTGCTTTTATGAAAGAAACAGGTATAAAAATAGCAGATAAAAAAGATATAAATCCAAATGAAATAAGTTCTAATCTAGGTCCAGCGTTAAACATAATTAGTCCTATTTTAAATAAAGCAGGCATTATACCAGAAATCACCTCAGGAAAACGAGGAAAAGGTGATTGGAGTTTACATGAAATTGGTGAAGCTATTGATATGCGATTAAAAAACGCTTCTCCTGAAGCTATTAATAAAATAAAAGAAAACCTACCGGGTAAACCAATATCTGTAAATATTCATGGAGAAAAAGGACAATTATGGCAAAAAGATGGTTTTGAATTTATAATCCACGGAGAAAAAGATAATATTCACTTACATATAGAAAGAGATACCCAAAAAACTAAAGAAGCTTTAGCTGAACATTTATTAAAAATAGGTAAAAAAAAGAACATCACTCGCAAAGGACTTAGAGCTTATCCTGAATTAATACAAAAATACTTTCCAGAAGGTTAATAAAATGGACTCAGAAAAAAGCGTAGCACTTGCAATGGCGGGGGAATTTATAGGAGAAGTTAGAGCTTTTAGAGAACTTCTTTCTCAACGTATACATAGAGACGAAAAACAATTACCAGAACTAACAGCATCTATTAAAAACCTTGATGAAAAATTTAACGAATTTCTTCTCAGAGAAGCAAAACGAGAAGGTGAAACTAGCGGAATGAAAAGAACTATTATTGTTTTAGCTGGTGGGGTATCATTAATTATTAGTCTTGCTGGTTTTGTTTTAGATAAAATTTATTAAATGAGCGATAAATTATCTTTCATACTTCAATCTGTAAACGATTTAACTTTCAATAAAAAGGAAACCTCTGATCAAAAATTAATCAATGCGCTAGATAAAGCACTCAAAGCTACAACTCCTGAATACGCGGGTTGCCCTTGGGATTTAGAAGAGGAGGAAAATGAGCAACGAAACCCCGAATACTGGTTGCCCCAAGGGGAAGACTAGAGTTAAAAAACGCATCAGTCCTAGTGAACGCCATTTTGCTAAACTAATTGCAGACACCGGAATGGGCGGAATAGAAGCCGCCCGTATTGCATTTGGATGGCGTTGCGAACCTTCATCTAAAGAAAACATGAAGGCTAGAAATTTAGCTAGAACTCCACGTATTAAAGCAGAAATTGAAAGATTGCGCGAACAAAAAATAGCCGAAGAAAAAGCTAAAGAATCTTTACGTGTTGATTTCGGAGAAATGCATAAAGGAGATCTCCGAGAATACGCTTTTAAAGTATTAGAAAAATTACGAGACAATCCAAAAGCCAAAGCTGCTGATCGTTTTAATGCTATTAAAACATTAAAAAAACTTCATGATCCTGGTAAAGACGTAAACTTAATCTATAAATGGCTTGATTTAGCTTGGGCATATCAAACAGCCCATTGCCCTTCTTGCCATAACTCATTTGGATTATCTGAAGTAAGAAATGAAAAACTAGAAACTTGGCGGGATCAAAACGGAGTTTCTACTCCGAAACAAAATTTAAAAAGAAAATTTGATCGTCAAATGGAAATCATCAAACGATGCGATCCGCGTCGAACTCCACATACCAGTCAAATTAATATTCTTGCGGCTCCTGAAAGGCATATAGTTGGAGAAGGCGCTGCCAGAAGCGGTAAAAGTTATTTGTTAGCCCTAATAGCCGCTATGGCTATTTGCTTACCTGGAGTAGAGGTCTGGATACTCGCAGAAACATACGATAGATCTTCAAAAGAAGTAGCTTATCTTCAAAACTTTCTTAAAACCTTATTCTTTCCTTACTATAAACAAATAGTAAATGTAGTACATGATAAAAAAACAGGGGAAATGATCATGACTACAAAATGGGGTTCAGAAGTACGAGTAAAATCATCTAAAGCTAAAGGATCAATCACAGGCCATGCTCTAGAATTTGCATTATGCGCAGAACCCGGTTGGCTTCCCGCAGATATCTATGAAGAACTTCGTGCGCGTATGTCAGAACGCATGGGACGTATTATTGCTTTAGGTACTCCAAAAGGTCTTGGAGGCTTCATTGGACGTATGACCAACATGCATGGTCGTGACCCTGAAACTGGTAAAATGATTAGATGGAGAAGAGAAAACCGTCTAATCAAAAACGGCTGTCCGTGGAACGTCTCCATGTTAATCACTAAACTTGATCCTATGGATAACCCGGAATATGTAAAATCTGAATTAAAAGCCGCCCGAATGGAATTAACTGATGAGGAATATGCTTCGGAATTCGAGGGCATAGGAGTAGCAGCAGAAGGGGCTAAATTTGGTTTAGTTAGAGATGATCATCTTAAAATTGTTGAACCTGATTTCTTTAAACGAGCTATCTGGATACTTGGTATTGATCAAGGGCCAAAAAACTTTGCCGGATGCCTTGTTGGATATGACGGTACAGATATAGTAACATCCTGGGAATACTATAATTCAGATGAAATGACCACCATGAAAAAAAATCTAATACGCCTACGAGCTAGAGTACCGAGATGGATTGAAGCTTTAGGTGGAAACTCAGAATTATGGAATTATACTATTACTGATCAAGATCCAATGTTAGAACCTATATTTGTTGAATTAGAAGAAGAAGGCCAACCATGGCCTACAGATATTCTCAAACGTCATAGAAATATGACAAAAATTCAAGAAAACTGGCGAAGAGAAAATCAAGAGTTTATAAATAACGTTGCACGATATAATCATTTATGGTTCCATCTATATGATGAATCGTATACTCAAGAAGATGAATCTCCAGGAGCTTATCTAATTCACGATCAAATTAGACAATGTATTGATGTAGCTGAAGATCCAGCTAGAGAATCTAAATCAAACCAACTCAAAGGCTGGCAGGTAAGCGATCCGTTTCGCGGAGATCACGTATTAGATGCATGGTATTTTGCTATATGGCTAATATGCTCACAACAAATAAAAGTACCAGAACACAAAATTGCAGAAGCATCCGGAGATCCGTGGGCTAGAGAAAAGAAACAATTTGAAGATGCTATAAAAAAGCAAGAACGTAGAGAATTAGGTATAGGAAGAGCTGAACCTATGTCAGCACAAGAAGCATGGCAAAGATTATTAAAAGGACATAATAACCCTAGAAATAATCCGAACTATTGGAATAATCCATACGGAAATGAGGCATAAATGATTTTAATTACAGGAGAAGGACGTTCAGGAACTACTTTACTATTACAAATATTTTACCTGTTAGGGTTTGATACTGGTGGAGACGCTATAAATACAGGACCTCACGAATGGCTTAAAGGTAGAAAAATTGATTCTAATACTAAATTTCCAGAAGTAATTAAACATCTTGGAGGATTTATAGTTAATCTAAAAACATGGGTTTTAGATAATAATTGGCAAGTAGACCATATCTTTTATATGGCAAATAATCTAGATATTACAATAAATAAACGTCTTTATGCAGGCGATAAAACTAGAGTAAAAATTAGCCCTAGAGTTAATTTTAATATGACTTTAAACGAATATCAAAAATTAACAGATGAAGAAAAAATTGAATTAGTCAAAAATACATTTCAACGTAGATTAGGCACAGCAGTATATAATGCTATAGATTTAGGTATCCCAATAACTATTATTCACTATCAACGTTTTTGCAAAGATATAAATTATGCAATAGACGTACTAAAACCTATTCTTAAATTAAAAAATTTAACAGAAAAAGATGTTAAACGAGTCCATAAAAAATGGATAAAGTTAGAAAAAGTAAAACCTTGGCATAGAGTCTCTGAAAAGGTTACTCAATGAAAAGTATTGAAATTAGAGGATCACACAGCGGACATACTCTTGTAGCCGCAGCCTTAGATTGTCATCCAAACATAATTATAGCAAATCGTTATGGAGCACCAATAACTATTAAACAAATACTTGCTTCTAAAAATGACACACAAAAATGGGTTGGAAATAAATATAGTTTTATCCATCCAGATCAACTAACTAATAAAGAAAAAATTTTATGGTTAGGAAATACTGGAAGAATAGAGGCTCCAGATAGAACTATTTGGATTATCCGCAATCCATATGTCATGGCTTATTCATTACTTAAAAAACATAAATCCATAGAAGCAGTAATGAAATTTATATTAAATATGTTTAAACAAGTAGAAGAAAAAATATTTTATGAAGACATAATAATAAATCCTAAAATTGAATTTATAAAATTAGGCTGTACTTTAGAATTAAATGTAACAAAAAACTGGCTGGAAGCGGCATCTAGTTTAGTAAAAACAAATATAAAACAACCTAAACTAGATATTAACTTAGATAACCTATTTAACAATTATACTTGGTTACAACGATATGCTTATACGAGATGATGATGTATTTCTACTCGGAGGAAAATATACTTCTCATACTGAGGTAGTAGAACGTTTTAAACAAATCCATCAAATAATTGCAAATGAAGGCGCGATACATATTGCTGCTTTAATTTGTGGAACTTTAAATCAATTTCCTGGAGGAATAGATTTTTTAAAACAAGCCTATGAAAAAAAAGAACTAATTCCGGAAATTCATGGATGGGAACATACTAACTATGGAGTTCTTAACATAAAAGAAATTATTAATCATTTAAACAAATGTATAGAAACCATAGAAACCAACTTTAATTATCATCCTACCAAATTTTATACTCCTTGGGGGGCAAACGATAAACATATTAAAGAAGCCTCAAATATGGTAGGATTAGAATTAATAGATTGTTCTAATATATTATATCCTAAAAGAAAATATTTTGGTGGAAAAGCATGGAAAGAATATAGTGAATTAGTTAGATTAAATAAACAAGAATTGTTTATTCATTGGTACGAAGATAAGTGGTTTACTGTAGAGAGTCATAATTTAGTTAAAACATTACGTACAATTCGTGAAAATAAAAAACTATTTATCAATTAATTTTCTGAAAAGTTCTAATCCTATGCACATGAAATTCAGGAAATTCCGCCCAATTTGAATCTTTCAATACTGTATCTTCTATCGCCTTATGAGAAAAATCTTGATTAGTATCATGAAAAGAAATCAATCCGCTTACTCGTACTATTTTTGACCAATTCTGAAAATCTCTTACAACAGCCTCATAACAATGATCCGCATCAATAAATACAAAATTAAATTTTAAATTAGATAACTTTTCAGCCCAATCATCAGTACTTCCCTCACATTTACACACATAATCCCTAAGACTAAAACGTTGAAGAATAGACTCTGATCTACTTTTCCATTTTAAATCTATTGAATACACACGACCAGATAAATTATATTCCCTAAGACCACTAGCTAATAAAATAGCTGAACCTCCCCTTGAATGACCTAAATTAGCATAATTTCCATCTCCTAAAAATCTAGGTATATCCTGAATAAATTTTTGTTCTGGAAGACTCAACATTACTCCATCAGAATGTATAAAATCATCCCAAATCCGTTCTTTAGACGGGCTATTATAATACTCTAAACCTACAGGCCATTTTCTAGGATTTAATTCATGACTCTTATGTCTTCTATCTTCTTTAGTCATAACTCTTCCTCTAAAGCCCTAACTAACTCTCCATTATATAAACTTCTAGCTCGCTCTAAACACATCTCTTCTAAAACATTAGCAATCTTCTTTGGAGACGGTCTAAAAGTTCTTGGCTCCCTCATAACATTGTATTTACCATTTTTTACAATCTCCGATACAAGACTATTTATCTCATTTTTTAAAGCTGAACGTAGCTCACAACAGTCTCTACTAAGATTATCCCATTTAGCTATTAATTCAAAATCAGGATTAACTTTAAATTGTTCTTCTCTTTTTTTATTTTCAAAATAACTTAACTTGTTTATTTCAACAATTAAACGATCAATCAAATCAGCTAACGTATTCACATTAGGAATTCTAGTCATCATATTTTTTCCTCAACATTAACCATCGATACCAACCATTTCTTGTTATCTCAAAAGTATCAATTTCACTATTATAAATTCCGTTATAAAAAGGAACAGTTAACTTAACTGACTCTGGACTAGATAGATCCCATGTAGGATATTTTTGCGAAGTTCTACCATAAACACGATCTTTCATTTTATTATAATAAAAAGTAGGACTTCTAAATCCATAATGAATAATTAATGGAGATTGTTTAAGTTTTTCTAATTTAAAAGGAACATCCGTTTTTAAATAATGACTAAACCCGCCAGGCCACGGTACAGCACGTTCAGTATAATTAATTTCTGGTAAGGGTCTAAAAGTATAACAACTAATCTGCTCCATCCAATGTGCTGCCTCATAAAATTCATGTAATGGCATATTTGGAATACGAGGAAGATCGTACTCAGGAGTCCATTCCCTACGGCAAGCGTTAATCATATGCCAACGAACAGATATATCATCAATTGCATACTTATTAATTACAGTTCTAATATCAGTATCTAATAATGCAACATCACTTTCGATAATTTGAACCCAAACATTTTGAGTTCCAAATCTTTTCCTAACTTCATCAAGAAGATGTTGTTTAGAAAAACGTCTCTTACTATAATTAGTATCAGAAATCTTATCTGACCGGCGTACTTTATATGAAATCTGTTTACCAAAAGATTTAATAATCCCCCAACTATTATCTATAGAATCATCATCAGCTATAAAAAGACAATCTACTTTTTTCAAAGCTGCTGGGATAGTATGAGGTAATAAATCAGCCTCATTTCTACACCACATAACCCCAACTATAACTTCACTAGACATTTTTATTAGTTCTTTCTAAATTGTTCTTTTTTATGTTCTTTATTTTTAAGATACCATGCTTTATATTGTTTAGCACGCTTTATTTTATCTTTAGTCATTAAAAAAATCCAAATACTTAGTTATCCAATTAGCAGTTATTTTTAATCCTTCTTGAGAAGAAATTATTGGAATCCAATTTAAATCTCGCGTAACTGGCCTAATATCACTAACATAACATTTTTGATCTAATGGACGCCAATCTTTATAAGAAATACAAATCTTTTTTCCAATTAAACCTTCTAAATAATCTAAATGTTCATTTAAACTTAATGTATTATTAACCCCCCCACCTAAATTCCATACTCCATGAGACACATTTGATCTAATAAAAGCATCATATGCTTTTACTGTATCTTCCACATAAAGCATATCTCTTACTTGACATCCATCACCGTAAATAGTAATAGGCCAACCTTTCATAGCTGCAATAATAAAAAATACAGCCCACCCTTGTTCCTCAAAACCTAAAATTTGATTAGGACCATATATACATGACATTCTAAATACACCAGTCCTAAGTCCATAAGTATGAGCATACTCCTGACAAAGAAGATCAGCCATATACTTACTATTACCATAAGGAGTACGCGCTCCAATTAAAGTCTCATTTTTTGGAAATCCATATCTCTTCCAATCTAAATTTTCAAACTCCCACCTACCTAAACTTCTATTTAAAACAAAACCAGTATGTAAAGGATAAACTTTATTCGTAGACGCTAATACTACAATTGAGTTATTTTGTCTAGCATATTCTAATACATTTAATGTACCAACAGTATTAACTTCAAAATCCCTTCTTGGATTATCTATACTAGTAGGAACTCCGCATTGCCCTGCCATATGAATAATTACATCATGCCCAGATAGCGTCAAAAAAGATGCTTTTTTAGAAACATCATTTGGATATACAACAATACCCTCATTTTGAAGTAATTGCTTATTAAAACGAACTCGCGCAATATTTACATCCTTATATCCTAATAAACTAGATCGTTCTAAATTATCCATAACCTCTACTTGATGCCCTTGTTTATGATAATATATAGCTGCATGATAACCAATCAAACCACAACCACCAGTAACTAAAACTTTCATAATTAACCTCTACCATAATTAAAAGGAGTTTTTCTAATTAAAACTTCATTATATCCAAACATAATCCATTGAGTATCTGGTAATACAATAGATCCATTCTTATCACCATAACGATTCAATTTATGTATCATATCAAACAACCAATCAATAGTAGGGTGCTTTCCATCTTTATAAGAAAAATGAAAATCTTCTATTATATACAATCCCCCGTTTTCCACTTCAGGCCATAACTTTTTAAAAGAAGTTTGTTGATGCGCCGGATCGTGACTACCATCATCTATTATTATATCAAATTTTCTATATCCACGTTTTTGTTCATTTTTATTGCTTGTATAAATTTGATCTAAAACTTTTTGAATACTTTTATTACTACTTTGATCTCCTTGATATATTTTTACTCTATCTTTTAATTCTTTGGAAAGATTATTATAATG